CGGCAGAAGGCAACAATCGCGACCCAGCAGACTGCAAGGCACGTGGCAAAGTCGCTTTGATGACCTCCCTCGCTATCTTGCCCACCACTGAATACATGCCTTCCCCCTGCATGTTGCCTGCATTTGCACGAGCACTCTGCTTCTTCTTCTTCCCACCTTTGTTCCCGTTGCCCCGAGGTTGGGCCAACACCAACTTCGGCCCATTCGGCTTCTTGCCGCCCTTGTTCTTGCGCCCCTTGCCGGCCATTTGATAATTCGTATGACGTTGATAACTATGTGTCTGCACAGGAAAATAACTTTTCTGACCCAACCCACCCACCGCTGAGAAATCCCCAGCCCAGAAAAGTAATGCAAAGAACATCGCCACAACGAGCCATCGTATGTTGCCGTTCATCGCGTGCATGAAAGCGTTCCACCACTCGCGCGTGTGGAGCATGACGCTTCGGATGTACGTGTCGCGGCGCTTCTGCAACCGGAGCCGCAGCGCGTCAAGGTCGTGAACCCATTGCCGATCCGGGAGTCGCAGACCGAAGCCGCGGCCGTAGAGAGACCTGAGCGTTGTCCGACGCGAGCCAGCAAACACCTTACGTTTGGAAATCAGGGGTGCTGGCTCAACGCCGCGAACCAAATGCTCTATCTCATCCTCCTCTCCACCATAATCGACAACAGCGCCAGCGCGCAAGTACGGGTAGACGCCAACATGGCCCGTCTGGTAGTCTCGAACCCAGTTCTCCAGATCCGCCAACGCGGCGCGATATGGAAAGCCATAGCGCTCTGAGAAGACCTGAGCCCGTCGCTCAAAGGAACCAGGCTCGGCAATGCCGGGCATCAAATATGAGTGCTCAAGCGGGGCGTGGTCGCCACGGACGAGCGGACGCACAATGTCGCAGACTTCCGGGTATGCCCAAGTGGAGTGCAGGAAGGATTGCAACTTGGCTTGCCGAAGCTCTTCCAGCTTGCCCTCGTTGAGCGTAAAGCACATGCGAGATAGTTGGCGAAAGAGCATGCCGCCGTAGTCAAAGCCCAGCGAGCTTGGCAAGAAGTGCTTGGAGCAGAACCCGTGTTCGACGTGGTATGGGTCCTCAGTGTCTGCTTGAATTTTGATCTTAAAGCCCAGCACATTGTAAATCCGGTCGAAATCCCAGCCGAGCTTGATGTGAGCGTAAAGTACAGTGGCGATGTCATTGCAATTGTCGCTCGTCGTCGTACGCACGCCCGAATTGCGGGTGGCGATCTGGCCGGTGTACGCAATCGCGCCGCCAAAGAAGTGCCCGTGCCGCTTGTACGAGGCTGCCCACACTCTAGCCAGCCGTGGATCCATGCCCATCACCTGGAAAGCAGCCAGCTGGGCCTTGAGATTTGCTTCTGCAACATGAGCGTCGTGGCGCGAAGAATCAGCAGAAATGCAGTGAAGAACACCTGCCTTGTACAGTCGAGCAGTGGAGTCATCGCCGTTGATTATGGCAAAGTCTTCGCCAGTGCTAACAAGCCTCCAGTACTCGCGCGAAAGTTCAACAGCTGTGTAGCCCGACCCATAGACCACAAGTAGGCCCAAGATCCGCCCGTTCCGCCCGCACCCGAAGAGCTCCTTCAGCTTCCGCTCATACGGGATTGCCCAGGTGGCCTGCCAAGCCAAAAGTTTGACGTGGTTAGCCTGAATCCCACGAGGGTCCGACGCTGCTCGGCCGTCTTCCTGGTCTGCCTTGCACACAGCGAGCTCGCGCTTGATGTGCGACTCAAGCTCTGTCATAAACGGCTCACCAAACTGGTCACCATAGACGTGATATTCAAGTACCAC